AAGAAAAGTTGAGAACAATCGCAGAAGGGTAATAGACTATGAGTCTTTTAGACAAAATGCTCAAATCGGGCGCAGTGAAGTCTTCCTCAGTTCTATCTAAATCAAAGTTTTTCGAAGAGAAGAATCCTATTCAAACGGAACTTCCTATCGTCAACATTGCATTTAGTGGATCGCTGAATGGTGGACTAATCCCAGGCCTTACTGTAATTGCAGGACAATCAAAGTCATTTAAGACTCTGTTGTCACTGTATTGCATGAAGGCATATCTAGACAAGTATGAAGACGGTGTTGCACTGTTGTACGACTCTGAGTATGGTATCACACCAGAGTATCTAGAAAGTTATAACATTGATACGGATCGTGTGATCCACATCCCAATTGAGGATGTTGAACAACTGAAGTTCGATGTTACTAAAAGGTTGGAACAGATTGAGAAAGATGACAACGTGTTCATCATGATTGACTCTGTTGGTAACCTTGCATCCAAGAAGGAAGTCGACGATGCGATGAACGAGAAAGCAGTCGCTGACATGTCTCGTGCAAAAGCATTGAAGTCTCTCTTCCGTATTGTTACACCCAAGTTGACTGCAAAGAACATTCCGATGATTGCAATCAACCACGTGTATCAAGAGATCGGTATGTTCCCTAAGGCTGTCGTATCAGGTGGTACAGGGATCTACTATTCTGCAAACCAAATCTTTATCATCACCAAATCGCAAGAGAAAGATGGTACAGATCTCGCAGGATTCAAGTTCACAATCAACATCGAAAAGTCACGTTTCGTAAAAGAGAAGTCGAAGTTACCTTTCACAGTTCTTTACGATAGTGGTATCCAGAAGTGGTCTGCATTGTTTGACCTCGCACTGGAAGCTGGGTTTATTTCCAAGTCGACACAGGGTTGGTATAACCTTGTAGATTTGGACACAGGAGAAGTTATCGAACCTCGTCGTCGACTAAAAGACATCGAACAAGATGACGCATTCTTTGAGAAACTTGTTGCCAATGACGCATTTAACGTGTATATTGAGCGCAAGTATAAACTAAACGTGGCGGACAGCGATGATAGAACAGACGATCTTATCGAATCTCCTTCTGAATGAGGAATACTACCGCAAGGTATATCCCTATCTGAAGGAAGATTACTTTGAAGACATTACGTTGAAGAAGGTCTTCCAGACTTTCTCATCGTATGTCGATCAATATAAGGAGCCTCCCTCTGTGGAGGCCCTTAAACTTTCCATTGACAAACGAAAAGACTTGAATGAGGATCAATACAAGGATGCACAGTCTGAATTGACTGGGTTCAACCGTGATACCTCAACAGATCTCCAATTCCTAATTGACGAGACAGAGAAGTTCTGTCAAGATCGTGATCTATACAATTCTATTCGTAAGTCAATCAATATCTTGGAAGGCGGGGATGGTGAACTTGATAAGGGTTCCATCCCCAAACTTCTGTCCGACTCACTGGGTATCAGTTTTGATACTTCAGTTGGTCACGACTTCTTGGAAGAGTATGACTCACGTTATGAGTTCTACCATCGTAAAGAAGAACGCATTCCCTTCGATATCGACATCCTAAACAAAATCACCAAAGGTGGTCTACCTCGCAAGTCCATGACAGTCTTGCTTGCGACTACTGGTGGTGGTAAGTCTCTACTCAAATGTCATATGGCTGCAAATGCACTCATGTACGGTAAGAACGTTTTGTACATCACAATGGAGATGGCAGAAGAAGAGATTGGTCGTCGTATCGATGCGAACATTATGGATGTGACATTGGATGATGTTTCTATCACGCCACGTGACGTGTTTGACAAACGTATGAACCGTTACAAGTCTAAGACGACAGGTAAACTAATCGTCAAGGAATATCCAACTGGATCTGCACACGTGGGACACTTCCGTCACCTCTTGAATGAACTACGGATGAAGAAAGGGTTTGTACCCGATCTGATATTCGTAGACTATCTAAACATCTGTGCGTCATCACGTGTACGTGGTGCAGCTGCAGCAAATAGTTATACTTTGGTGAAATCAATTGCAGAGGAGGTACGTGGTCTTGCAATGGAATTTAATTGTGCTGTGGTTACTTCGTCTCAGTTCAATCGTGACGGCTATGGGAATAGTGACGTTGACCTTACTAATACTTCTGAGAGTATGGGAATTACACACACTGCCGACTGCATTCTAGGACTGGTGACTACAGAAGAACTTGACGAACTAGGTCAGTTGATGTTAAAACAGTTGAAGAATCGTTGGGGTGATACAGGTTATTATCGTCGTTTCCTTGTGGGTATTGACAGATCAAAAATGAAGATTTATGATCTAGAAGAGTCTGCTCAACACAACATTGGACAATCTATGGATAACCAGATACAGAAACCTGCGTTACCAGAAGATCTGCCTGCAATCAAGAAAACGAAGAAGAATATCTTCGATGATGTAAGTGGTTTACAATGATAAATAGAGGAACAGACAATAATACAACTTGGAAATTGGCATGGTTATGTCCTACAAATCATTTATCACAGAATCTAAAATAAAAGCAGAAGACTTCGAAGCAGCTATCGTAATGGGTTGGTATGCAATCACTAACCAACCCTTCGATGCTGCGTCTGCAGGTATTACTGACAAGGTACACACGTTACTTCTACAGAATCCAGAATACATCGAAGCAGGTAAACGCATTGCACAAGACATTAAAGATCACTTCAAACTAGGTGACAATGTCAAAGCAGAACAATACGGCCGTGCAAAGTCTGGTCTTACTGGTTTCTGGAAATCATTCGGTGCGACTGACACCACCCCAAAGACTGACATTCTTATCGGAGACAAACGTCTGTCTCTAAAGATTGGTATGGCGCAGTTGATGTCTGGTGGTAAAGCAGAATCCATGGCGACATTCAACGCTGCAATGGAAAAGTCTAAGATCGAAGAGTCAGTACAACTTAAAAAGGTTGTCACCATCTTTGACGACTTCGTCACAACATCTCTTGCACCATCTCAGTTGCGTCCACTCATCAAGTCTGGTGAGAATGAAATCGTCAATAGAGGTGAGTCTGCACACAAAACCATCATGAACGAACTGGGAACTCTTTTCGAAACAAACGAAAAGTTCAAGATTGAATTCGCACGTGAAGCGATGTCTGGTTTCATGAAGTATGGTGAAAACAATAATGCAGCTGCAGAGTTCATGGTAGTCAGTGACCATAGTGGTACGTCTACAAAAATCAAGTCAGTCTATGACGATGGATACTGCAAACAAATTGCAGATCAAATGAAACTACAAGCACGTTTCAAAACTTCCTCACGCAAACTTAAAGGTAAGAAGACAGGAGAGTATAACTTCTGGTCTGTGATTTCGCTTATCGTGGATGCGAAACTGAATGAAGAAGTAGAAACACTGGAAGAGAATGCGTTCAGACGCATGTTACAGAAAGTAAAAGGTCGTATCGGTGGATATCTGAAAAAAGTATCATCATATGTCCGTGGTAAGGCATCTAACGTACTGAAATTCTTTGGAGTTACACCAGACATCAAAGTCAACACTGAGGTGAAATTCTAATGCAACGTTTCAGTCAATTTGTGTTATCAGAAGAAAAAAACCTTCATATGACTCACGCAGAAGATGCGGTGATCGATGGTGGTGTCACTGGTACACGTAACGTAATCAATTACTTTCGTGCAATCAGAGACATGTTGGGTGGTAATGCAAAAGCACCTGTCAACCTAAGTGTCAAGTGGGATGGTGCGCCTGCAATTTTTGCAGGAGTAGATCCAAGTGACGGAAAATTCTTCATTGCGAAGAAAGGTGTTTTCAATAAGAATCCAAAAATCTATAAGACACCAGAAGAAATTGATAATGATATAAGTGGTGATCTGAACAACAAGTTCAAGGTTGCGCTTAGCGAGTTCTCGAAACTCGGAATTGAAGGAGTTATTCAAGGTGATTTCCTCTATACGCAAGATGATCTCAAAACGGATACTATTGATGGTGAATCGTATGTTACTTTCCATCCTAATACGATTGTTTACGCAATACCAACGAAAAGCGATCTCGCTAAGAAAATACGACGATCCAAGATCGGTGTGGTCTGGCATACAGTATACAGAGGATCATCGCTTGAAGGAATGTCTGCAAGTTTTGGAGAGAAGATTGCATCTAATCTCAAAGAAGTAAGTTCTGTCTGGTCAGTTGATGCGGTATTCGAAGACAAGTCTGGTAGCGTCACGATGACTGCAAAAGAAACTGCGGCGGTTACTAAGAAACTATCAGATGCGGGTAAACTGTTTAGAACAGTCAAGAAAGATATTCTAAATGAGTTAGGTAACAACGAAGAATTGAACCTTCGTGTGAATACGTTCATCAACTCTAAAGTCCGTGAAGGACAACGTATCGGTAATTCTAAGTCGTTCGTAAAAGGTCTTGTCAAGTACATCCAAGACTATTATCAGAAGGAAGCAGACAAAAAGAAAACTGATAAAGGTAAGAAGACACAGACAGACAAGATGGAAAAGGCACTGACAATGTTCAGTGATAAGAATACTAAGGAGATTGAAAAGGTATTTGAACTTTACAATCTTCTCGTCGATGTGAAAATGATGATAATCGACAAACTTAATAAGGTTGACAGTCTGAAAACGTTCCTCAAAACTCAGTCGGGGTACGAAGTGACAAACCCAGAAGGATTCGTTGCGATGGATCGTTTGGGTAAAAACTCTTTGAAATTGGTAGATAGACTGCAGTTCTCAAAAGCGAACTTTTCATCTGAATATATCAAAGGGTGGCAACGATAAATGGCTGAAGTACATTACTTAAAAAGATCACATAATGAAGCAGTATTAAAATGTTACAAGACAGATTCTAGTGGCGGTACGATTGATGTCTCTTTGTCTGACTTGGTTGCAGATGGTGAAACATTCGACGCAAACACTGCGAGTGTAACCATCACAGAAATTTTCTGGGGTGCAAAAAAAGACAAACAGATTGATCTGACACGAATAGTGCCTAGTGATCCAAGTGGAGTTCACGGTCACTATTATCTTTTGAATAGTGGTTCGTACAAATTCGATGGGTTTGTTGACGACACCTATTCGAGTAAAGATCTTAGAATCGTGGGAGATGGTCCGTTCCATGTTATTTTAAAACTGACGAAAGTATCAGGGTATTCGTAATGATCACAAAATCGGAGAACAATTATGTTGGTAAGACTTACAGCGTTATTGTTGGGGTCTTTCCTCGCAGTAACAAATAATGCAATCGCAGAACCTATGGTTATGCCTATCGTACTTCAGTGCGATACTCAGCCAGGCAAAATGATCAGCATGGTTCAAGAACAATATGAAGAACAACCCTTTTTCACAGGACAGGGTATCTTTATGGGTGGAGATAGTCGGTGGAATGATGCGTTAATATTATCTACCGCTAACCCAAGGTCAGGAACCTTTAGTATAATCATGATTGATCCGCAAAGTGGTGCAGAGTGTATGTTGATGGTGGGTAATAAACTAGCGCCTGCAAGTCGATAATAAATAGAAGTGTAATAAGAATTTAATGGAGACTTTATTATGGGAATGATCCGTGACCGTGGACATGACGGTGGAAATACATGGCGATGGTTGACAATTGAAAGACTTGTTCGTCAAAATGGTTGGACTAAAGGTGCAGAATTGGGTGTGTGGATGGGACAAACCTTTACGCACTTAGTACGTACTTGTAAAAACCTTCACATGATTGGTGTGGATCTTTACGCACCACAACCTGAAAACAACGGTCCTGAGAAATGGACTGCAGGTGAGAATGGACATCCTTGGGATCACGAACAATATTATAAGCGTATGCAACAATTCTGCGCTCAATATCCTGATCGAGCAGAGATTCATAAGGACTTTACTACTGCAGTTGCAGAAAAGATTGAAGATGAAAGTCTAGACTTTGTCTTTATTGATGCAGATCATGGGTATGAGGGGTGTCTACGAGACATCAAAGCATGGGCTCCAAAAGTACGCAAGGGTGGATACGTGATGGGTCACGATATTCACTTTCCGACAGTAATTCAAGCAGTCACCGAATATTACGGTGAAAATTCTTACAACGTAGAAGACGACTTTGTTTGGTGGGTAGAAAAACAATGACCGAAAAACTTATGGGTATCGAAAAGAAAATTACGCAGATTTGGATTGGTCCAAAACCTGCACCTGTCAAGTGGATGAACACTTGGAAAGAACATCATCCAAATTGGAAATATGAAGTATTCACCGATCAGATGTTGCATGAACGTAAGTGGATGAACCAACATCTCATCGAACACTACTATAATACTAAAAAGTATGCGGGTGTGTCGGATCTTATCCGTTACGAACTACTTCTCGAACGTGGTGGTTTCTTCCCAGAAGCGGACATGGAATGTCTTGCCAACACTGATGAGTTGTGGACAGAACCACCACACAAAGCATATACTTGTTTTGAAAACGAACTATATCGTCCTAATTTTGTGCAACCAATTCTTGCATGTAACCCAGGCAACATGTTCGTTCGTATGTTGGTTGAGACTCTACACCAACTTCGTGCAGATCAACTTGCACCAGAACCGTTCAGATCTACAGGTAATCAGTTCCTAAGTGGATTGATTCACGATAATCTATATCACTTGAAGATCTTCCCTTCACATTATTTTATCCCTCAGTTCTATGTCCGTGAATCTAAACGTTATGATGGCGACGATAAGGTTTTCGCAGAACATCATTGGGGATCAACTGGAATGCCTTGGACGCAGCAGTACGGTTCTGCTACTTGATGCATGTACATATCACCAAAATATAAATTTATTTTTCTTAGAGTTCCGAAGACTGCTAGTACCAGTCTCTCGGAATTCTTTATTAAGAACATCGACGATCCAGACGCCATCTATACTGAAGTCGATGACGCAAAACTTCAAGGAAACCTATCCGAAGAAAAACTTACGGAGATAAGAGGTGTCCACGAAAACTTCCATCCTTTCAAACATCTTCACTTAAACTTGAAACAACTTGTCGACTATGAGATCATCACTGATGAACAAGCAAGAACCTATCGTTCTGTCGCAGTTCTAAGAGACCCTATTGAAAGACAGAAGAGTTTCTATTACTTCTTTAAACGTTGGGACAAAGATTTGAAGTCTAAACCCTACAGTCTCGAAGAATACAAATATATGGCTCCTCGTGGTTGGTTCGATGCGGATAAAGCGACAGGTGAGGACAATTCAAAACTTCTTCAATCTGACTTTTTAAAATATGATGGTCAAATTCAAGGAGAGTATTGGTTGTACGAAACCTTGACAGATAGACTGAAGTCTTTTATGGACGAGTTGGGTGTGGAGATTAAACACCCTTTACAAAATCATAAAAGTCAGTATAGAGTGGATAAGATCGACATCAAACAAAAGATTGAATTCGATCATGAAGCTTTGGGACCAATAAAAGATTATTTTGAAAAAGACTTGAACCTTTACACAGTTATAAAGAAGAAATATTATGCAGACACAACGAGCTTACATACTTACAATCAATAAACCTATTTCTAAAGAGTATGCAAAACACACTGCAGAATCTTGTGATGCGGTTGGACTTGATTGGGAATACTTTGAGGGTTGGTGTGACATCCCAGGCGTACTTGCATGGGCACAGTCAGGTATTAATCTAACAATCAATGAAGGTAAACCAATTCAATTACCGCCTGCAGATTATCCCTTCGAACCAAATCCAAATCTACATGCAGGAGAGAAAGCAGAATGCGCTACTGTAGGTCACGCAGCGATCTGGAAGAAGATTGCAGAGGGTGAAGAAGATGTAGGTATTGTCTTGGAACACGATGCGATAATGTTGCAGAATATAGATATAGATATACCAGAGAACAGAATTGTGGTGTTGGGTTACAAACTACCAGAACCTGAACGATATGATCATGTCACTGCAGGACCACCTGCAAGGTTCGTAGATATTCTTGGTCATGAAGGTGCACATGCATATGCAATCACTAAGAAGACTGCACAGTTTATGGTTGAAGAAATTGAAACAAAGGGTAGACTAGGATGCATAGATAATGCATACTTTATTCTAAATCAGAGACGAACTGCAGTACCTTTGTGCATTGCAGATCCCACACCAGCGATGGGTTGGTTGCGTGAGTCAACGATTTGGGGTGGATCTGCATACAGAAACTATCAATTTATCCCCTCGTTCGCAGAAAATTATAAATAAACTCATAATCATATAAAATTAGAGCACAATCATGGCTAGTCTTACAGAAGTAGAAAAAGATAAAAATAAAAAGAAGAGAAATATGGTCAAATATAAAGAGTTTGACCCTTCTCAATACGTCGAATTGGAACCCACTCTGAAGGAAGCGAAGAGTGATACAGTTGTGTTTTCTTTCGGACGTATGAACCCTGTAACGATTGGTCACGAGAAACTAGTCAATAAGGTGAAGTCAGTTGCTAAATCCAATAACGCAGACGCCCGTGTATACCTATCCCATACGCAAAACAACAAGAAAGATCCACTGTCTTACAAAGACAAGTTTAAATTCGCAAGGAAAGCCTTCGGATCAGTCATCATACAATCAAAAGCGAGACAAGTCTTCCAAATCGCCGCAGAACTCGAAAAAGCGGGATACAGAAAAATCATCATGGTCGTTGGATCTGATCGCATAAAAGAATTCCAAACAATCCTAGACAAGTACAACGGTAAAGACTACGACTTCGAATCAATCAAAGTCGTTTCTGCAGGTGAACGTGATCCAGACGCAGATGGTGTCGAAGGAATGTCCGGCACCAAACTAAGAGGTATTGCAAAGAAGGGACAGTTTGACGACTATACAGATGACAAAGGTAAGAAACAATACGGTTTCAAAAGTGCCGCTGCATCTGGTCTTTCCGACAAAGATAAGATGGCGATGATGAAACTTGTTCAGAAGAACCTTGCAGAAGAATTAGAAGAAGCGTTGACAAGACAACAACGTATGCAACGTTCACGCATGTTTAAAAGAATTAAACATAAAATCGCAAAGGGTCGTGAACGTGCGTCCAGAAGACGTGCAACCTTAGATACCCTAAAGAAACGTGCGCAGAAGGGTGCGAGAAACCTTATCAAGAAGAAGTTGACTAAAGGTATGGACTATAAGGACATGTCATATGGACAACGCCAAGCGATTGACAAACGTCTATCTAAGATTTCTCCTGCACGTCTAAAAGCGTTGTCCAAACGTCTAATCCCCCAGATTAAGAAACGTGAACAGGATCGTGTAAAAAATAAGAATGCACGTCCTGCAGATCAAGGATCGAAATAATGCGTTTTAAAAACTTTGTTGAAAAGACGAAAGTCACACAAGATAGAGATGTGGATGAGTTGCCAGGCACTCAACCATCGAAGTACTATTCTGGTGTAGACAAAGACGAAAAAGAGAAACGTGCGAAACAGTTTGCACGACAGGCGAAGATGGACGACGATGATCCTCGTGCATATAAACCTGCGCCTGGCGATAAAGAGGCGAAGACTAAACCTTCCAAACACACCAAGAAGTTCCAACAAATGTATGGCGAACGTGAGTTGACTCCTGCAGAGAAGGATAAGATGAAAGAGTACGAGAAGAAGATCGACAAGAAAGACTTCATTGATCGTTACGGTGAAGAAGAAGGTGAACAGATCTATTATGCAACCATCACAAAGATGGCGAAGAAGAATGAAGCGGTATCCCCTGCACAACAAGCAGCGATTGCAATCGCAAAGAAAAAGAAAGCAGGTAAGCCAGGATATGACTCTGAAGGTAAGAGTCTGAAAGAAAATCCTGAGAAAATGTTGAAACATGCTGCAGACGCACTGCAACAGGTTTGGAACCGTAAAAAGAAAGATGCAAAACATGGTATCGAATACTACGCTGCACAGGTTGCACGTGGATACAGAGGTATCAATGCAAGAGATCTAGTCAAGATGGTCAATGAAGAAGTTTCTCAGAAACAAATAGACGATCTAGAAAAGTTTGCAGATAGACTTCTTGCAAAGTTCAAAATTGATGTGGAATTCACAAAACACTTCAAAGATCGTATGAACGATAAACGCAACTCGCCTGAGATCAAGGTTGTGGAGTTGCAGAAACTATTCAAGAAGATCCAAAAGAATAAAGCGAAGAACATTCAAGGTAACGCAGGACTTGAAGCGGTACTGAAGGATCTTTCTTCGGATCTAAACCTTCCAGTAGTAATCAAACAAAAGGGTGACGAGATAGAACTCGTCAACAAGACTATCATGAGAAAACCTGATTTTAAAACAACTTCTAAAATTATCAAGTATGAAGAGTTCGTCAATATGGACGAAGCATCACGTGCAGATATGAAAGTCCGTGTGAGACCACATATGATGTTGAAAGCGGGTAACGCAGGTGTTAAATTTGATGGTCGTTTCAAAATGTATAAAAAGAAACAAGTTCTTCGTGATGACGAAAAACCATTGAAAGAATCTATTGACGATATCACAGATCAGATTTATGATTTGATGGAATCTACTGAGATTGCAATCGCAGAGGATTCTGGTGAAGCATTAAAGAAGAAAGCGGAAAAGACAGGGATGCCTTTGAGTATCCTAAAGAAAGTATTTGACCGTGGAGTTGCAGCGTGGAGAACTGGACATAGACCAGGCACAACCCCAACACAGTGGGGACTTGCACGTGTTAACTCATTCGTCACCAAGTCTAAAGGTACTTGGGGTGGTGCAGATCAAGATCTAGCCAAAAAGGTAAGGAACGAAGAAATGGACGAAGAAAAAGAATTGGATAAGATTCTAACGACAGACGGACGCATGAAATCGTTTAAAGAAAAACTTAAAAAGTTGGGTTATAAAAAAATGGATGAAGGTAAATCGTCAACAGGTTACGAACTATACCACAAAGACTTCTCGTCTGCAATGCAACATGCATACAAACATGCGAAAGACAAATTGAAGATTGAGATTGATCCAGAAGAGATTGATAACAAAGTTGCAACTGGCCCTCGTAAACCTTCTAAGGGTAAAACAAACACATATCGTCTAACAGATAAGTCTGGTAAAAAAGCGGTTCATATTCAAGTTGCAAACCTAGACAACAAAAGATACGAGTTAAACATGTATAAAGAGTCAACAGATTTCGACGCAATGTTCGAATCACTTGTAGAAGAAGATCTACAGGAGAATGCAAAACATAAGAAAGCAATCGAAAAAGCGCACAAGTTCTTTGTTAAAACAAGTAAAGGTCGTAGTGATCGTATTCAAGAGAAGAATCGTTTCGCAGCGATGGAGATGTTGAAAAAAGAACTTGAAAAGATGGGCGCATCTGAATCAGATATGATGAAAGCGTTCGGTGAACTAGACAAACACATAGTCAGCACGATGGATGAGTCGGTTGAACAGTTGGACGAACTAAGAGAACCATTCATCGTTTATGATCCAGAGAATGGTAACGAAGTGGTTGGTACTGCATCTGATGAGAAAGGTGCAAAGAGTATCATCTCTTCTGCAGGTCGTCCACCAATGAGTCATCCAAACCCAAAAGCGTTGAAGATTGTGAAGTCACGTAAGAAACAACACATTGGTCGTAAACTGAATGAATCACTAGATGAGATTGCTCCTGCAATTCCAGTTATTGCGGGTATTGCTGCTAGAGGGATTGCAAAAGCAGCTGGTAAGTCAATCGCAAAACGTGTCGCAAAGCGTGCAGCACAAGGTGCGGGTGCGGCCGCAGTAGGTGCACTTGCGGGTAAAGCGGCTAAGGTTGCAGGTGCGATTGGAACTGCTGCAAGTATTGGTTCTGCTGCAGTTTCTGCAAAACGTGCTTATGATGCGAGCAAATCAAAATCAAATACGAAAAAAGAATCGGTCGAACTTGAAGAAAACATGTCACGTGTTGCAAAAGAACTTGAAACATATGCACGTAAGAATGGTGGCATCGACAAGATGGACTTTATGAAAGCGGCGATGATGATGAAGAAAGGTCAGACGAAACAACTGATGAAGTTCGTTGATGATCTAGACACAGAACCACGTGAGAAGATCCTATCCCTAATAGACAAGGATGCAGATCGTCGTAAAGAATACAAAGCGGCTCAGAAGAAAATGCGTGGCGAAGAAGTTGAACTTGCCGAAAAGGTTGAGTATGTAGAATATAAGTTTAAGAACCGTAGAGATGCTGAAA